TCCTCGTAAATCTCGTTCGCGTAGGGGCGGTTCGAGAAACGGGCGCGCGCCCTCAAGACCTGTCCGTCCGTCTGTGGGTCGCGCAGACGGCCGAGGCGGCGGTCAGGATCGTGGTTTTCGAGTAGAGGCGCGGAGGTCTTCAGTCGGTCGAGCTTGATGGCGTCAGGCGAGTGGTCAAGCTTGATGTAGGCGAAGCCGTGGAAGATAGGTCGGTCGGTCGTCAGCACGAGGCTGACGGTGCGGCTCTCCTCGTCGAGCGCGTCGGCGACGGCTACTGCGCGGCTCTCGCCATCCTCCAGCGGAAAGGAGTGCTTGAGCGGCTGGCCGATGAGCTTTTGAAGGTCTGCTGAGAGTGCCATAGCTTCGCCGGGGGTGAGCCCCCGAGCGGCACTATGGCACGGGCTAAATCAATTATGTTGTGCGCAGTGCTCAACCGTGCCTGTCGTCGCCGCTAGCAGCCGCGATTGAGGCCAGCAGGGCGAGGTCGCCGCTCTTCGTGAGCACCCCGTTCGCGTTCAAAAAGTCCTGCTCCTCTTTGAGCCTGCGCACAACCTCCTCGAAGTCTCCGCCCTGCTCCGCGATGAAGCCCGAGCGCGTGGCGAGGCCGTTGTTGATGGCCTCGACGGCCGCCGCGATGTCCTTGAGCGGGTCAACCCACGGCCAGCCCCTCGGCTGAAAGTCGGGGCTCTTCAGCCGGTCGAAGTCGGAGGGCAGGACGTTGATTGCCCCCGTCAGAATCCCCCGCTTGAGGAAGTGGCGGTAGACGCGCCGGCAGAAGTGGTTGATGAGGAAATTCTGGAGGCTGCGGTAGGTATCGCGGTCGTCTAAGAGCCCCACGCGCGCCGAGGAGTAGTTGACAGCCGTCAGGTCACCCGCGAGCGCGAAGTAAGACACGTCGAGGCCGCAGGCCGCGCCGCGCAGCACCGTGGAGGTGAACGGGTCGAAGTCGCTGTTAGGGTGCTGCGGGTCAATGGTCTTCACGTCATAGCCGGGCGGAAGCTCCCGCATGATGCCCGGCACGTACTCTGCCTCAATCGGCGGACGATCCCCTTCCACGTCGGGGATGCCTGCGCCCTCGGCGTTGGCGGGCGGGATGACGAAGCCCATGTTGCACGCGGCGATGTGCGCGTTGATGAGCGCGGCCTCTTCAAACTGACCCAGCTTGCGCAGGTTCCACATGGCGGCGTGCGCCCACGGCACGCCCCTGACCTGGCCGTCGTCTTCAAAGGGGAGGTAGGAGTGGACGACCTCCTCGGCCGGGACTCTCACGCGCTCCATGCTCTCAGTAGAGTAAGGCGCCACGTCGTAGCGGGGCGTCGTGAAGTAGTAGGCGACGGGGCGGTCGTAGCGGTCTACCTCAATAGACATCACGATGCGGTTGCCGTTCTTCAGGACTTCGTTATAGCTCTCGTCCAGGTAAGCCACGTCGTAGAACTTGATCGCGAAGCCGAAGGGGTTGTTCGCCTCGATGAAGCGGCACAGGAATTCTCCGTCGCGCGCCATCGTGCCTATCGCCATCCCCTGTGCGTCCACCCACGAGAGCTTTCCCGACGCGGAGCAGTTCTCGGGGAGTGCCCACTCTGTGAACTTCTCCTCAACCTCGGTGTTGAGTAGTTCGTCCAGCTCGTTCCCTCGTTTGGCGCGCACCTGGAGCTTGATGCCGGCGGGGCCGATGACGTTGCGGCGCACCATGCCGAGGAAGCGCTTCATGTGCGGATTGTTCTTCGCCATCTCCCGGCTCTCGGCGCGGAGCTGGCGGAGGTGGCGGAAGATGTCGGTCTGGTAGGTCGTAGACATCGCCGGCCAGTCGGTGCGGCGGAGGTCAACCGAGGCCGCGGCATAGCGCCGGGCGGCGCTGTAGGCGCGCGCCATCTGCCGGACGCGCGCCGTCTCGCGCTGCTGCTCGGCGATGCGCCGCTCCAACTCCAACGCGGCAGCGGTGCGTCTCCGCTCTGCCACGACGGCCGACATCGGCGGGAGGTCAAGGCGTAAAGGATTCAGGGCCATAACTCACCTCGAATAGATGGTCTTAAAGAAGGGCGCACCCTGTCTGAGTTTGTCGGCACGCTTCTCGGCGTTTACCCGCTGCGCGAGCTGCGTTTCGAGGGCGAGCAGCGCCGATTTATCGAAGTAACGGATGCGCCGGTTGGTGCCGACCCCGCCGATCTCGTACTCCTGAACGCTCACTGAGGTCGCGGGCACGAGCGCCGCGCGCACTGCGTCGAGGTCCTTTTCCGCCTGGTTGCGGCCGTCGAATGATGCGTCCGCCGCGAGAGCCTTGAGCGAAGGCGTGACCTTCGCCGTGCCCTTGTCGGCGAGGCGCTCGTCGCTCCCCTTCTTGACCCACACCTCCCAGTCGATGCGCCCCGCCCCAACGTTCACCGGCACGGCAACCGTCACCTTCCACGAGCCCCCGTCGGCCACGCCGACGGCGTTGAAGCCAGTGCCTGCCGCGTTGCGGAAGTAGTAATTGAGTTCCCACCCGTCGGCGGGACTGAAGTCGGCAAAGCCCTTCGACCACTCAAGGGTTTCGCCGGGCGAAAGTTCATCCAGCTCGAAACTATTCATTAAAACCTCCTACCGAACGGCCCGCCCGAGAATGGCGGCACAAACCCGCGGCCGCCGCGCTGTACGACCGGCTTCCGCTTTCCCTCACCTTCGGCCGGCGGCACCGGCAGGGGCTGGCCCGAGAGGCGACGCTCGCTCAAGCGGGCGAGGTCGGGGTTGAGTATGTCGAGCGCCCCCATGTTGTAGACCCGCAGGTCGAGCGCCTCGTTCCTGTAGTGGGCCTTGATCTTCACCCACACCCTCACGGTCCCGCGCTTCGTGCGCTTCATCACCGCATGCTCGGCGCGGAGCTGCTTGAAGTAGTCGGCGCCGTAGTAGAGACGCCCGTCGCGCTCAAACTCTTCGGGGAAGTGACAGTAGCCGGGGCCGGGCTCGGGGATGGCGAGCCGGTTTGCCAGCGTGTCTTTCGCCGTCTCCGTACCGATGGTGTAGAGGCGCACGAACCCGCCGGCCTTCTTGAGAAGGGAGGGCTGCGTCACGAGCGGCTTGCCGGGCACGTTCGCGCCCTTCACGGCGAACCAGTGCCGGCCGGCGTTGGCGCGGGAGAAGCGGTACACGTCCTCGGAGTGATGCCCACCCGAGTCGATGCAGGCCACGGCGACACGCATCTGCTGTACGGCGCTCGCGCCCGTCTCATCGTCCTCCTGCTCGGCGCCGGCGAGCAGAGCCTCGTACTCGAAGGTACGGCCGAACGCGGCTTTCAGCCGTGCCCACACCTCGGGCTGTGACGGGTCGCCTTCGATGACGCCGTAGTCGATTGACCAGCTCTCGTAATCGAGCCCCCAGCCGACGATCTCGTACTCAAGTCGGTTGTGCTGTACGTCGGCCGCGCCCGTCAGGACGAGCACGCCGTCGGGCAGGAAGAGCGTTCTGGGCTCGCGCCGCTCTTCGAGGTCGGAGACCATAATCCCGCCCTGAAAATCTTCCCACCCCTTCGCCAGAGTGGTATTCACAAAGACCTTGAGCTGGTCGGGGTCCTTCTTCGCGCGCAGGAAGTTGGCAGCCAGTTCGCCCCATGTGACGAAGGGCGAGTAAGCCTCCCAAATCCAGAAGCCGGCGCGGCCCGCGAAAGGCTTCTCCGCGCGCCACTCGCCGCGCGCCAGCATTTCGGCCTTCGAGTCGTGCGCGATTACACACCCGTTGACGCAGACGTAGTAAGCATTATCGAGGTCGGGCGTACCGTCTTCTTTGTCATCCCAACGGATGCAGTAGTCGCCCTGCTCGTCGTCTTCGCCCGCGGCGTTACGACGCCAGCACAAAACCTGAAACTCATCGCAGTGGGGACACGGCACCCAATACTTGCGCTTGTCCGACTGCTCGTACTCAGCCTCAATCGGAGAGAACCTTTGCGCATCGGGCGGCGAACCGGGCGGCGGCTCCAGGCGGTCGCGCGGGCTCGACACCTTGACGACCTTCCGCCGCTTTTTGAAGGTGATGGTGCGCTTCTCGGCGAGGTGGGCCGGGTCGCCCTCCTTCGTGCGCTTGTAGGCGTCCCGCTCGTCGAGGAATGTCACGCGTGAGGAGCGCGAGGAAAGAGTCTCGGCGCTCGTCGCGTAGCCGATGGCGAGGAAGCCGCCGGGGAAGGATTTCCCCTCGACAGTGTTGCCCGAGTCGCGCTCGCGCTTGTCTCTGACTAAAGACCTCAGTACGGGGGTCGCGCGAATCATCGGCGCCAGCTTCTCCTTCGACCACGCCTCCGCCTTCTTGTCCGTCTCGGCGACGTAGAGGATTGCACTTGGATCATGGTGCATGAAGTAGCCGACGCCGTTGTTACAAAGCTCGGTTTTGCCGATCTGCACCGACGCAACGAAGACGATTTCATAGACCCCGGGCAGACCGATGCAGTCCATTGGCTCGACGAGGTAGGGAGTAACTTCGTTGCGCCACGGGCCGGGCAGCGCGGCCTGCCCGGCGATCTGCCGGTGGCGGGCCGCCCACCGGGACACGGTCAGGTCGGCGTCGGGGATGGCCGCGACCACCCCCTCGGTCACCCCCCTAACTTTCGGCCTGTGACCCATTCAGATATCCCTCGTACTCGGCGCGCAAACCCGCGAAGAATCGCTCTGCGTCTTCCCTGAGTATCGCCTCAATTCGGGCGACTTTCTGCCCACGTAGTTGCGACGCAAGCACCTGCGCTCTCGTCAGGAAATGCCTGCGGATGTTGCCGACGATGGTCTGAATGTCGGAGCGGACATCATGAATCGAGACTAAATCACCACGCTCTCTTTCGAGCTTGAGGCGGGCGCGGTCGGCCTCAACTACCGTCTTGTCTGTCTGCGCCAGCCGCAACGCTGAGTTTTGTTCGGACTGGAGCGCGCGCATGGCTTCGGTGGCGTTGTAAAGCTTCTCTCGCGCCTTCTGCTCTCGGGGCTGGATGCCTTTACTTTTAAGGCGCTCTCTCACGGTCGCGCGGTTGAGCCCCGAGCGCCTGGCAAGTTCGGAGGTGTTGACCAGTTCCTGCTTCTTACCCACCGGGCTCTCCTTCTACTTGGCAGTCCTCAGAGCTTCGGTCAGCCCAGCGGCGAAGTTAGTACCGAAGTTCTTTTCCACCGTCCGCACCGTTGGCTCTATCACCGTGGAGCGCCTCGTGATGCGGGCGCGTCGCTCCAAGCCATAGAAGGCGACGAGGCGGCGACCCTCCCGCGCGAAGAGCACGGGTCCGCGCCTCGTCTTAATGACCACCCCGCGGCTGCCGAGGGCGCGGGGTTTCAGCTCGCGCCGCACCTTCGCCCCCCGGCTCGGGCGCGGCCTGCCGGGGCCGACTATGGGGATCGCGAGGAGCCCTCCGCCCTGCGCGACCTTGTCCTCGCCGGTCTCGTGCGGGATGAGCCAGTCGGCACCCGTCTTCACGGTAGCCTCAAGGCGCCCGACCGTCGCGGGCGTGATGCGAACCCCGAAGCGGCTACTCGGCTGAGGCCACATCCCGCGAATGGTGAAGGTGCGGAGCATGGCGTTGATGGACGCGGCCTGTGATTGCTGCGCCGTCTTCGTCGTCGCCCGCGCGGCGCCAAAAGGAATGTGGCGGTCGAGCTTGACGACGGCCGCGATATCTCCCGACACTTCAACGGTCATAATTCACCTTTTGTCCAGTTCCGCCTTGATGGCGCGGAACTGTTCGGCGACGCTCTCGAAGACGCTTGCCGTGTGCGACTGTAGGCCAAGAAAAAGCTTCGTCTGGTCTGACATCGCCTGCGTTAACTGCGCGTGCTGCCGGGCGGAGGTCTCAGACAAATCTTTCAGGGCGACGACTATGCCGGCGTGCTGCTCGCTGCTGTCGTGCGCGAGTTGCGACAGGTCGGTGCGCGCCTTCAATTCCGCAACCTGTCGGGTCAACTCCTGATTCTCTGTCGTCAGACGCTCCGCCCTCGTGCGCACAATCCCCAACTCTGCCTCATAGGCGTTGGCCGTGCCCTTCCAGGTGCCTGCCTCACGCGACTTATAAAGCTGATACACGTTAATGGCGCCAAGTATCGCGGCGAATATGCCGAGCGCCTGCACAGCCCACGGCTGGCTGACCGCCTCTGCGGCAACTTGAAAAAGTAGCGTGAACATTCGGTGAGACCCTCACTCTCAACTTTCTCGACGAGTCAGAGGGTAAAGTAAGCGGTACCTTTTATGTTGGGGACAGTGCTCAGAGCAGGTCATCGTCCGCGGCGCGGCGCAGAATATGAGTAAAGACTTCGCCCCGCGGCGTGTCTACAGGGTGGTATTCGGTAGGCGGTCGCCCGGGCTCTTCCGACCCGTCTTTCGGCCGGAACCCGTCGCGGATCTCAAGAATCCGGTCGGCGACCAGCTTCTCCAGCGCGCGCTCGACTACCCACCGGGAGAGGTGCGCCTCCTCTACGGTCTCCGCGGAGGTGCGACAGCCTTCAATCTCCACCGCTCGGCGTACGCGCGCGACCTGTTCGTCAAACTTCGCGCCCGTCGCCCCAAGCTGGCGGACTTCTTCAAGCCCGCGATTGAGAATGTCAACCAACGACGGCACATCGCCGTAAGCCTCACGCAATACCCACAACTCTTTTTCGAGACGCCGCGCCTGCTGCCCTTCTTTGCCTTGCGGACCCCTACGGCCGCGGAAGCAGTCTTTACAGTCATCCTTCCTTCCGTCTTTCCTTGTGCGGTCAGAAAAGAAAGAGGAAACAGGCAGGAGCCGTCCGCACGGCCCGCTGCACCTCTTCGAGGGCGGAAGGCTCGCGTGGCCGTGATGTGTGGGTGGGGCAGAGCCGGGCATCGTCAAAGAATCGTGCTCCCCTTCGGTTGATGATTAACTTGATGATTAGTCGTCGAGGTGCCCATCACCTAGAGGCCCGCGTAATTACTGGCCTGCAATGAACTCCGTTGATGATGATTTTCATAAAACTTCTACGCCGAGAGGCAAGTTGAACGTTGCGCGTCACCCTCATTCTTCCCCGCCAGAAAGAACCTACTCACAAATTGACACGGAGCGGCGGGAATCGAACCCGCCGTAGGGTGCTACCCTTGCCTTACCTCTTGGCTACGCCCCGCCTGTTACTTATCCTTCAAGAACACACCCTCGCCCTTGGCCGTTAGCGGTGTCACCAGCTTCAGCGCGGGCGGAGGCTGCTTCCCTTCCCCGCTCGCGGACAGCGTCTCTTTCAGGTTGAGCGTGACATTGCAGCCCCGGCAACTAAGCTCCTCGCTGCCGTCGAGTTCGGCCAGTTCGATAAAGGCCGAGCCGAACTCGAACCGGCCGCCTCTGACCGTGCCGAGTTGTGCGCCGCAGCCTGTGCAGTTGAGTGGGTGTCCCGGCCCCTGCTGCTCGCGCTTGAGCCAGCGGTCGCCGTTACCCCAGATGTATTCCGAGTTGTGCTCGTCCGCCCGCATGATCTCGCCGACCTTCACCGTCAGGTCGGCGATGCCAAAGTAGCGGAGGGCGGCCGTCAGTCCGTCTACGTGTTCACGCTCGCGCTGGACGGGGCACTCAAAATCTTGGTGAGTCTGCGCGGCGTACTCCGGCCACGATATAGATGTGACCTCAAGATCATCGCGCGGGCTCGGCGGCGGCATTACGTCGTTAGGGTCTTTGTACTCCTGCCCGCAGTCGGGGCAGTTACCGAGCGGCTCATTACTCATCGGCGTGCCTTCCTCTTCCTCTTCGAAGTTTTGACGACGCGCGGCGGACGCGCGCGCTTCAGGTTCTCGATTGCCTCCTCGGCCAGCCGGAACGGATCGGCAGGAAATACCGGAAGCTCCAGCATGTTTGAGCCTGGCCGGGCGGCTGGCGGCGGGTCGGGTACGGGTCTCCTCTGTCCTCTGCTCATTCGCTGCTCACCCCCTCTACTCGGTAGAGACTTTGTGAGCGACTGACTACCGTGTAGTCGATGACCTTCTGCTTGCGGAGGTCGCGGAGGATGCGGCCCGCGGAGTCGGGTGCGATGGTCGAGCGGGCGTTGACGTAGATAGTCAGGTCCACCATGTGGAACTCGGCCCGCTCGTCATCCAGGCGCTCGCGGCAAAAGTCTCTGACGATCCCCGCGATGTTGTTACTCACGCGGACGAGGTTGGCCCGCTGCTCCTCGCGGGCGTTGAAGTCCAGTTCGGGTTGTGCCTGCATCCCCTTCCCTCCCCTCCGCGGCGCGGGCGGCGACCGCCCGCCCGCGCTCTGCCTTCAGTTGTTCGTATCGTGAGACCGCGACCTGAGTCCCGGCCGAGACTTCGCGGGCGTAGCGCCTCGGCTGGTCGCGCTTTATCTCCGAGAGAATTTCGTAGAACTCGTTTCGCGCGAAGCCGGCGGCGTGCTTGCGGGAGGTGTTAGGCCGCGGCCCGGCGGATGTGTTTGGTTGGCTCAAGACTCCCCTTTCGGCGGGAGTGCTGGGGGGGAATAAGAGACGGCCGCCCCTCGCGCCGAAGATGCGCGAATCGGGCGGCCGTCCTGTCTTCTCTGCCCCTGCCGACACTACCTTGAACTGCTCCTCAGACGGAACAGGTCGGCGGGGTTAAAAGACTAAAACTTGTGGTATAGTCAACGCCCCGCTCGGCCTATTCGAGCGGTTACGGCAGGCGGTTGCGTTGATCTCTAGCGGGAGGACGCGGTCGCCTGTCTTACTATCAACTGACGGGCACAATTCTACCATAAAACTCTTCTTTTTTGAGCGTTAAATTTAAGAATTTATTAGGGGTTAGGTGATTTTTTCAGGAGGGCTTTACTGACTCGCCGCGTGCAGCTTCCCACCTCCGGCGGGAGTGCTTGAGCATGACCTCAATGGTCTCTTCGGTGAGGGGTGTTTCAAGGGCGGCGTCTATCTCGACGCTGTAATACTTGAAACTGTTTATCTTCTTGAAGCGGGCGTTGAATTGGGTCTGGATGATGCCCATCTCGACCAGCCGAAGGTCCTTCCCGTTATACCGCCGACCCTCGTAATCGTCGGCTGGTTTCCAGCGATTTTCCGGGTTATACCGGAGGTAGAGATTGATGATACTAGGCTCCGTCTTAAATAGTATCATCGTATCTCTATCATCAAGGGACGCCAATGCGTCCACCTGTTGACTTTTGTGGGCGTCCACACTATCCATTAGGTGGGCGGCCGCGAGCTGATAGAATTCCTGGAGTTCAAGGTCTTCCTTTGCGCGAAAGAGCCGGATTCTCTCATCCAACTCAGGCGGTATCCTAAAATGCTGGCGAACTAAATCTGTCCTGTGACGATCCGTTTTGTGGACGCCCTTTCCCTTCTTAGCCGTGCGCCCACGCCTGCGTGATGTGGGCGTCTTGGCGTCCACATCACCTAATTGTGTGGACGCATTGGCGTCCACGTCCTGGGTGCGGGCGTCAGATTCGGCCGGCCGTGGGCGTCCAGCTTCGCGCGTTGTGGGCGTCCGTACTTGTTCCGTTTGGGCGTCCACCCTAGATGAAGTGGGCGCCTGAACTTCTTCTATGTGGGCGTCCACAATAGGCGAAGATTGGGCGTCCACCTCCTGCTCGTGTGGACGCCCAGGCTTACTGCGAAGCGCCTGCGCGAAGTTCAGTGGCTTGCGGTTCTCCATTGCGCTCCGTAGACAGGATGTTCTCAACTGCCAGCTTGATGATCTCTTCGTTAATGGGCTTCGTCTGGTTCACGGCCGCGAGGAGAAGGGAGGCGTTGGCTATCTTCATGATCTCGCGCGGGACGCCCCTGGAAGCGACGTAGAGAGCCTTCAGTGCGTCGTCGGCAATGATGTCCAGCTTGCCCCCGGCCAGGCGTATGCGGTGCTCCAGGGCGGCCACCATGTCCTCGAAGGTGAAGGTGTCGAGGTAGTTCGTCAGGATGATGCGGGAGACCAAAGCAGGCTTCGTGGCGAGCTTCGTCTCAATCTCGGGCTGGCCGGCGATGATGATTTGAATCGTCTTCGCCTCATTCGACTCGAAGTTGAGCAGCTCGCGCAGGAAGTCGAATTGGGCACCCTTGAGGTTCTGCGCCTCGTCGATGATGAGGATGATGGTCCCGCCCTCGCCGTAAATCTGGAAAGCGTAGTCACGTATCTCGTTTATCTGCGCGAGCAGGGAACGGCGGCCCGGGAGACCCAACTCACTGGAGATGGCCTTGGCGAGCTGCATCTCGGAAGGGAACGAGCCGTTCGGGAGCATCGCGATCTTGTAAGTCTCGTCGTCGATGTAGCCGTTGAGGAGTTCCCGCAGCACCGAAGTCTTGCCGTAGCCGATCTTCCCGACGATAAGCGACAGCCCCTGCCGCTCTTCAATCACGAATTTGCACTTGAAGAGGCAAGCATTCGTCTGGTCGGTCAGGTAGAGGAATCGCGGGTTCGGACTCGGCACGAATGGATTCTCTTTAAGGCCAAAATCCTTATACGCCTTCATAACAGGGGGTTATAAGCGGAGAAGGGAAGAGAAGTCAAGATAATTCTGAGGGGGGTGGGTAGGAATTGAGTGTTAGTTCGTCTCAAACTCCGCCCGCGGAACCCCGGACTGCCTGATGATGGAGTGGAGCGTGCCGGTGCGCAGTTCATTATGGAGGGGCACCGGCACAGTCACCGTCCCCTGGTCCGTCCTCCTCTGCATGACCACGTGACTCCCGCGCTGGCGGGCCTCAGCGAAGCCGTGGCGGGCGAGGATGGCGCAGACCTCACGCCCCGAGAGCCTACGCAGCCTCCCCAATGTTGACCTCCAGCGAAGTGACGTACATCTCGGGCTTCAGACGCTCGGCCACCTCGGAGGCGTCGGCCGCTTCGAAGAAGAGGTCAACCGCCTCCTGGAGGTTCGCCCGGGCCTCCTCGACCGTGTCGCCCTGGGAAGCGATGTCGAGTTCGGGGCAGAGGGAGACGTAGCCGTCCTCCTCGCGCCAGATGGTCACCGTTAAAGTTCTGGTCATCTCTTCCTGCTTTCCTCCCATTCGGGGAACGCCTCCGCCCACACCCGCTCGAAGTCCTCGTCCGTGCCGCGGGGACTTTATCCCTGTCCGCCCGCCAGCTTGCCGACGATATCGGCGAGGCGGTCAACCTTCGCCTCCGTCTTCGCCTGCGCCTCGGCCAGTGCGGTAATGGCCGTCGTCACCGTCTGGTTGAACTGACTCTGTGAATCGGCCTGCATCCGCACGACGTTGTTAAGCTCGGCTATTGAATCGACCACCTGCGATAACTGCGCTCCGAGGTTCGCGTTCACCTGCTCGATTCTCTGCTCAAGGTTCGCCTGGCTCTTGAGCAGGAAATCTATCGCTCGCTCCATCTCTTCGCCTGTCATCTCTTTGCGTTTTTCTCCTCTTTGTGCCGACCTTTAAAGAATCCCAATATATTCCCACGTACGCTATGTTGTCACTGGAAAACTACCTCCGTGAATATCCTTTCGGCAAAGCATCATCGGGAAGGGAAGGGGGACACTAGCGACCCGGGTCTGTGGTGTCACCGGTGACATAACGGCAAGGGGCTATTTCTAGGCAGAACCCCGAAATACCGCGGTCTGTTTTCGTTATTCACCATTTCATAAATCCTTTCATAAATCCTTTCAAGAAAATTTCACGTTATTTCAAAGCTTATTTTCAAGACTTTCAGCCACCCTTACGTTTATATTCCGCGCCGCGAGATGAAATTCCCCCGGCCCCCTCGACCTCAAAGGTTTAAGACACAAACAACGAAGGAGACATCATGCTGAAACACCGACTCGCCCGCCGCCTGTCCACCCTGTTCATGCTCGTCGCCGTCCTCGTGGCGGGGGCGTCCACCCCCGCCGCACCTACGAATAGGGGTCCGTATTGCCAGCGGGAAATAACGTGGGATGGGGTTTGCGTTGAGATTTGCT